TACATATTCTTGTTGCGGACCCCAACAATCTATACTGCATGTTATATCAACTCGTTTTATTTTTTTTGTCAGTAAAAGTTTTTTAAGTTTTTCAACAAACATACTTAATCTATCTGGCGAAACCATAAGATTAGTTACGATATTAAGTTCGCAATCTGGGTTAGGATGTTGATCAATCATGTCTAAGAGTTTTTCAAACTCCTTCTGATAGAACGGTTCGCCGCCTAATACACCAAATCGTTTGAGTTTAACAAATCCTGTAGGGAACCACTCCCAAAAACTTGGTATTAACTCTTTATGGTGTGTCTCAATTGGTGCTAGCAATGAGATAGTTTTTTCTAATGTACCAAATTTCTGATTCTCTGTGTTTATCACTGAGCTCAATGTTGGCCCGCAGTATAAACATCCTAGATTGCAAGTGTTACTAAAAAAGACTTCTAGTATCACGGGACTTACTACAATTGACTCAGGATTGTACATCAGTTCTGGTGGCGACAAATCTGTTGCATCAATTTGTCGTAGTCGATCACTTACTCCCCCTGACTCTTCAATGTTTTTACAGTAAGAACAACTAGTTTCAGGCCACAATCCTTGTAACATTCTTTTGCGATCACTTAGCACAATTTCAGTATTGTGAAAATTATTAAAATTTTCCGGAGTCAATGGTGTTTCAGCAGTGCGATGGCAAGTTCGAGAATATCCTCCATTAAGATATAAAGACGTCCAATTCCATTTTAATTGACAACTTGTTGCAGTCCGAATTGGAAAGTATGACTTGGACATTAATCTTCCCAGTCTTTGTCATCAAAATCATCAAAGTCTTCGTCTTCCTCAGCATCTTCTTCTTCCACATAGTCTTTGTCGTTGTCGAGATATGCTGTCAACGCACGTTTGATATCTGAATCGCCCTTGAAAGCTGTGCGGATATCTTCTACGTCTGAGTCATTGTCCATCAAGATCTGTACCACAGTTTCTGCAGCCTCTGCACGATCTACTGTGTTTACAAAACGTTTGAGTTCTCCCCAAATCTCGCTTGCTACTACTTCGCTCATTCTGCTTCCTCCTCAACTGTAATTACCTCTTCCTTCTGATTGCCAAAGTCTTTCATCACAATATCTAGACAGTTATCGTCGTTGCGTTCCCAGGCCTTGCGAAACTTCTTGATAATCTCTCCAGCACTTGTGGTAAACACCAAACTATTGCCTTCTTTCTTGAGCATGGCCTTCTTTTCAATCAAGTCAGTTAGTCCTGAGTAAGGACTCATTCCAGTTTCATAAGGAATTTTAACTTGTACACCTTCAAACGGTTTAGCGTAGCGTGTTTTCATTACCTTGCATGCGGCACGAATACCCATGACGTCAGTAATTTTGTTGCCATCTTCATCTTCTTTGAGCTTGAGTTTCTTCATTGCAACAACAATTGAGCTTGCATAAACAAAGCCTTGCCCGCCGCTGATCTTGTCATCTGGATCAAACATGTCCTGACTGGCATATGTGTGATTGGTACAAACCAATCCTACATTGTAGCTTCCAAACATGTTTACACAATTACGAACAAGTGATGTAAGTGCTTTGGGTTTACGGCCCATGTCACCTTTCATATCGCCGGCATCAAACTGATTTACGTCAGTTGGTGTAAGTAACATGCCCAATGAGTCAATCACAAACAACACTTTTGGACGTTCGCCATCTGGTAATGATTTGTAATCGCTCATGAAGGTTGAAATAGTCTTTGCCACATCATCAATCATGGCCATTGACAGTTTCAATAACTTGCTGTCACTAGTATCAACCCCAAGATCATGCAACCACTTTTCATCTAGTGCATTTTCTGAGTCAATTAGCACTACATAGATGCCTTGCTCCTGTGCATTCTTAATGATGTTGCCGGAACAGATGTAGCTTTTGCCTGCACCGGATTCACCGGCAAACACCGTGACTTTGCCCAATGGCACGCCACGGTTGAAGTCTCCAGAGATTAGATAATTCAAGGCATAGTTGCCTGTTGAGATCCAATCTGTGGGATCGTTAAAGCCAATACTCAGGCCTTCAATACTTTTTGTAATTTCCTTGCGGAACTTGCTTACGTCAAATGGTTTTCCCATAGTTTATGTCCTTCTTTCATGTTTCAATAATTATAGACTGTTTGTTTGCATTTAGCAAGTCTTTTTTATAAGTTTTTAACTTCTGCCATCCCAAATTAAAAATCAACGGCTCAAATTTAAAAACATTACTAATCCAGATCAAACTATAATCTGGAAACCTAGGTGCTGACAGTAAGTCAACACACTCGAATTGCACTGGATATTCATGCCACTGCGTCCACCAGGATCTTGCCCAGTCTGGAATGTTATACTCTCCAACATGGTTGTATGGAGGTTCCATGGTATCAGGAAGTGATTTAAAACTGTGTAATTTTTTTGCCCATTCTAACTGGTAAATGTTAGTATCATAAACGGTAATAGTTTCTAATTTATCAAGACCAATCTGATTGGCCAGGTGTGCTGTTTTCCAGCCACTTGCTAACCCATAAAGATGTTTGATAGTACCTGTATCGAGTGTTAGGTCAGAATATTCTGTGTTTTCTATGTATACATTTTTACGAGCGGCAATGATGCTCTTGAGCATGTTTTCTACAATGTAGAGTTGTTTGCTTTTCAACGGATATTTACAACGTTTTTTAAAACCCACATAGGTGTCTGGATCATACGGTATTACAAATTCATGATCTACTGGGACTACAAATACTCCGTTAAAATTTCTGTATCTAGCATAAAAACTTGATGTGAGAAAACTGCCAGTTTGTATCACAAAATAAGTATGTTGCAAGTTTGCATCAATTATCAACTGTGCTTGTTCAATAGTCGATACTACTATACAATCATCGATTAGATTTCTTGATTGATTTTTAGCATCAAAAAACAGTTTGGTTTCTGTGAATCTCAAAAGTGATTCGTTGGTGCCATCATCAATTATTATAGCGATTTTCATAACTTTGAGTTATAATTTCTGTATTTTTTAAGCGGCTGTGAACAATAATATGTAATCTAGGTCGATCACTGTTGTTGTATACCAGATGCTGATTACTAATGTCCATAAGAAAAGCACTGCCTGGCACAAACGGGACGTTCCCGTAATTTGTAAATCGAAAACAACATCCAATAGGATTAGTTATAGCAATATTAATTTCTGCCAACTGTTTTTTATCTCTGTCAGCATGGGGTAAGATATAACCCCCTGGCTCTACCAACATAAATCTTATACGTCCAGTATTGTCGTCAATGACAATATTATTTTCAAGCCACTGTTTAGTTGCAGGACAACGATCTACTATTTCAGTCCAGTTTTTAGGCCCATCGGTATTTTCGGTTACAGTATAATGATTGCCATATATTGTTAAACTTTTCCATCCTTTGTGTCCGTAAAAAAATTTATTGGATATACTTTCTTCTGCCCTATGGTCCACAGCAAGGTCTTTTACTGTACTCCATTCTTGGAAAATTTCTTGTGCAGGAATATCAACATCAAGTTTTAAAAACGGAATGCCACTCTGTGTCCTGATCCAACTTTCGTCTGGTCTAAAGTCTAAATGATGCTGTATTATTTTCATGGGCAATGTTTCTTAAATAAACATGTCTGATGTTGCACAGGTCGCTTTCAAATTTAGAAAAATTACCCAAATTCAAAGTCCTACCTATTACTGGTATACCTTGAGAGTTACAAAAGTCTACATACTCCGTTGGAGGAGAATACGAACACGGTCTATTTAAAGTTATTAAAACTTCCGATCCGATGTTTAAAAAGTTGTTTGTATCTCTATCATCTATATTGTAATCAAACATATTCCACTTGTTAAAAGTGCTACGGCCTTCTTGAGAAAAAATTACTTGTATTTGGCAAAAATCAAAATTTAATATGTCGGGTCCAAATATGTTTGGAGTTTCCCAATACTGTTCAGATATGTATAAACTTTTGAAACCTTCTTCTATCGCATGAACTTTTTTGTTGATCTGATTCCAATGATGGTAAAGAGTTTTGTTGTGAGAAATCAATGACACTAATTTTGGGTAATCACAAATAATTCCAATCCACACTCTATGAATATCATTTAATACGTGTTGATCAATGGTATCTTGATTTCGAACAACAGATAATCTGTCTATGTTCAACTTGCTAGTCAAAAAATCATCCATTGCACAAATGTGCTCATTGAGAGATGATGGCCAGTTTAGATCAAAATAATTTTTTTCAAGATGAAATACATTACAATTATCTCGATCTAAACTGTTTATCCAATACTGGATTAATTTATAATTAATTGGGTCAATGTCTAGCCAATCGCCAGTTGAATTCCAAACTAATTTCATTAGTCTCAGTATTTGTTACTTCTGTTGTCTAGCGCGAATCATTGCCAAGATATCTTGTGCATTTTGGCCTGTGGCTGCTGGTTTAGCAACCGGTGCTGATGCCGCTGGCACATCGTCTTCATCATCAAATGGTGATGCTGCCACCGGAGCAGGTGCCGGTTTTGGAGCAGGTGCTGTAGCAGCCACAATGTCGTCTTCGGTAACGCCACTGTTGCCACCTGCTGGTGCGTTAACACCTGCTGGTCGGAAGTATTGGCCCCAACGCTCTGTGTCGTACGGCTGGCCATCTACGGATGCTTCAAACATCTCTTTGATAACCTTGAGCTCAACGTCTGTTGGACGCTTAGGCAAGAATGTACTCAAGTCAAACAAGCCGTGTGCTTCAATTGCGGCTTGCTCAGTTTCTGTTAGCGCAGATTCCTTACGTGCCCACTTTGAAGTGTTGTAGTCAGCATATCCACCTTTTTGTGTTTTTGTGATACGGAAATCCAGTCCACGCAATGCGTCTGTTGGCAATTCTTCCAGTTCAGGATCCATCAACGCACCTTTGATAAGTGTGAACAATTGAGGGCCAATGATGAATCGGCGAATAGGATTGTCTGGAGTCTTGTCGTCACTAATTGGGTTCTCACGAACAAAACCTTGGAAAATGTATGAACGTTTTTTCCAGTACTTACGTCCCATGTCTTCAAGGCTCTTGTCCTTGAACCAGGTGCGTACTTCTGCCAAGATCGGGCAAGCGTCGCCCCACATCTCAACACAGGGTACTTGTACCATGACCTGTTTAGAATCCATTTCTCCTTTGACGCCGTTAAACGGCAAACGAATCATTGCTCGTTCTTGCCAGAAGAATGTGTTTTTTGTGTTACTATCAGGGAGGAAGCGTAATGTAGCCGATTGGCCTTCTTCCATGTTCCAGTGTGCGTAAATTGATTTGTCCCCGCCACCTTGCGAACCTTGTCCGCCTTTGTTGCCTTCTGCTGCCTGTAGTCGTGCTCTGATGTCTGCTAATGATGCCATAGTGTTTCTCCTTGTTAAGTTGCCTATGTTATATGCCTATCTAAAAACTTAGATGTGTAGTTGCCTGTGCATACAAGTTGTATTGTATACGTTTTTATTTAGCATCACAATAGTAAAAGGTGAAGTTTTCTATCGATAAGTATCTCTATGAACAAATATGTTATTTGGTACCCTGGTGGCAACGATGAAGGGACTGAGTGGATCGAGTACCGGTTATCTGAACGATTAGGGATTCCGTTGTTTGATCAGTCCGAGATACACTGCACTCAGTATCCTCCTGACTTGGACATGTACGACAATAGAAAAAAAATTGCACTTATACGACACGAAAGTATTCGATTATCGACCACAGAGAGCTGGTATACTGACATGTTGGAATCTAATGTATCATGTCATGACTACGATCTGGTCATAGTCTATACCTCTGAGCCAGTGGCTATAGATTGGAATACCTATCGCAAAGAAGTCGAAACTCAGTTAGGAACTGCCCGAATTATATATCTAATAGGCGGACACATAGGAGATGAGAATCCAGATCCTAGTATTTGTTATGTTCAACATAGTTTTTTTAACTTTGTATCATGTGGCAATCGTCAACCTGAACACCACAGGCAACCAACAGCACACAAAACTTACTTGTTTG